GTTAATGTATAAAATGAAAGAATACGATCCAGAGATGGATCAACTTTTATTTCATCTACCACTTGCAGGTAGTGCATTTAAAAAAGTTTACTACGATGGCAACATGGGAAGACCGTGTGCAAAATTTATTCCAAGTGAAGATTTAGTTGTGAACTATGGCGCATCAGAATTAGATGATGCAGAAAGAATCACTCACGTTATAAAAATTTCACCAAACGATTTAAGACGACAAATGATTTCTGGTTTTTACAGAGATATAGAAATTGACG